CCTGCAACTAGTTTTAATCTATTAATTAAATATGGTAAGTCAAAGAATTTTGTATTCCAACCTGTAATAACATCTGGATGATTTTTAATCCAAAACTTCATAAACTCAAACATAAGTTCTTTCTCATGTTTGCATTGAACATAAGTTACATCTGTTCTATCTGTATGATAAGGACCTACACCCCAGGTTAGTATTTGTTTGTTTGATTGATTTTTTACTGTAAGACAAATGATTTCTTCTTGTGGATTTTCTACATCAGGAAAACCATTTTCACAAGTTGTTTCAATATCAAGTGTAAAGATTTTAATTAAGTCTTTGTCCCATTGTATATCTTCAGGATGTTCTTGGCCGATATACTGATAATGGTATCTTTCTAAACCATAGATAGGAGAATTAGCTGTCGCAACTTCTTTACGAAACTTACGAGCAGCCATAATATCTCTAAACTCAATTGGTTTGAGATATTGACCTTGTAAAGTTTTATATTGAGAGTGTTCTTGTGTTAACGCATAGAGAGTAGGACCAAAGTCTATCTTTTCTTTATAGTCTTTGCCATCATGTATGCCTCTAACTAATAGTTTGCCTCTGTGTTCAATAACATTTTTATAAAAGTTCATCATTCCTCAAGTGTACAGTTAATCCATCTAGTTCAGGTGTTAGTTGTATCTGACAAGCCAATCTGGACTTGCCTTCGATATAACCTTTTTCGTATTCTAATAATTCAATTTCAGGTGTATTATAATCTATTTTGCCAACTTTGTCAAGCCACTTTTCATCTATATGTACATGACAAGTACAACAAGCACAACTACCGCCACAATCGGCAGGTATTTCTGGTATTGGTACTGGCGAATGCCATTTAGCAGCTTCCATTAGAGTTGTTTGTTCATCAGGAACATCAACTCTAATTTTAGAGCCGTTTCTAACAAAGTAAACTTGCATTAAAGTTTTGGTACTTTAGTTTCAGTAATTAAGTCGGGACTTCCTGCTGTAATAATACTACTTGTATTTTTTTGATACGAAGCTAGAATTTCTTTCTTCGGTTTAACTGTTGTCACCACCTTGTCTTGAGCAATAGTAATTTTGTCCTCGTCTGCATATGGCATATAAGGCGTCATCATTAACTGTACTGGTTGACCTGGTGCTGATTGTGTGGGAATAATTACAAATGGTTTTTCAAATGTATAATTGCCCATGGTATCTTTTTCCATTTTGGCAATCACATCTTCACCTGTTTGTAACCTTACGATTTTCACATCTGACATAATATCTCCTTCAATTTATTATATATTATAACACTTCTTGCCTAATTTGGCAAGCTGTATTTTGTTGTAATCACATATTTTCTTTGTGGGTTTACCATAACATTTAATCTATTCATAAATGCACGGTCAAGTAAGATAGGTGTTCTATCTTCTCTATCATCAATGGTAAATTCTACATCTTTATAGGAACCACCGGCGAATTCTACATCTAGTTTTACGACATATCGGTCTTCTTCATAATCTCTTAAACCACCTACAGATATTTCTTCCATTCTCACTATTTCACTTGTAATAGTTTTACCTAATAAAGTCCATTCTATTTTCTTATTAGACATTGGTTTAATTTTATCTGCATGAATAACTGGCATACCTGAATTACCCGTATCAAATTTTGATACTATTTCACCAAAAGGTTTGATTGTTAGTATTTCTTTGTAACCACATTCTGTTGGTACTGTAAATCTGTTTTCTTTTTTTGCAAAATGTGTAATAACTTCTTTTGCAATATTCATTTTAGTAGCTTCTTCAATACCCTCTGTACCAGGTGATGAGTTTACTTCTAACATAAACGGTGGTTCTTTTTCTCTATTTTTACTAGGTATAAAATCAACAGCCGTCCAATAACCGCCAACTGCTTTAGAAGCTTTTAAACATTCTTCTATTTCTAATTCTGTAAGTTTGATGTTTTCTGGTTTAGAACCTTGCGATACATTTGACCTAAAATCACCCTCGATTACTGGTCGTTTCATAGCTGCCAAAAATTTACCACCTAAAATATGTACTCTAACATCATAATCTGTTTTGATATATTCCTGTACTAATAAATCTGCGTCTTCATCTTGTTTGTGTATAAGTTGTACAATAGAATCTAAACCTCTTTCACTATCTAAAAATAAAACACCGACACCTTTACTTCCTCTTAATGTTTTCATAATAAGGGGAAACTTAATGTCGGCTTGTTCTACTTGGTCGATAGCTGTTTCGGGGTCGTTTATTAATTTTGTTTTTGGTTGTGTTAAACCATAATCTGCAAGTCTTAATGCTGTTCTATATTTGTCAGCACAAACATTAATAGTAGTTCTAGGATTTACTAAAGTTGCATTTGCTCTTTCTAGTATTGATACAAAGTCCATCCAACTATCTTTTCTAGTTATAGAACCTCGTATTACTGCTACGGTCATAGCGCCAACTTCAAAACCCTTTTTGTCGTCTTTGTTATGAAATTTACGGATGCCGTTTTCGTAAGTGGTATAACCACCTGTAAGTTTAAAAAGGTAATGTGGATAACCTAACTTATCACATTCTTCTTTTAATCTATCAGCGGTATGAAAAGTCTTTGCTTCTTCAGGCTCATCTGTAACAATGAGTAACCTTAAAAAAGGTTTTTCTTTTTTTTCTTCGTTGATAAAATTTTTAAACTTCGGTACTAGCATTACTATTTTGTTCCGGACTTTCTTTTTCTTCAACCTTTTTACCAATATTGTACTTAGCAGATAAAATCCATTCTTTCTTTTCTTTAAATGGTAATACTTTAATCTGACTTAAAGGCGCTTTATCTTCAGCCGCCGTAGGTTTTACAATATCAATTAAGTTCCAATCTTGTAGTAAAATAGCAATTGTATTTCTTCTCTGAACATCATTAGCAACTAGTGTAGCCTTTTTGCCGTCTAAAGCAAATAATTCTTTAAAGTGTACTATGTAATACTTACCTTGTTTGTGTAAAATATGGCAAGATTGGTATAATGTTTTATCTTTTCTACTTGCAACACCAATTCTTGTTAAGGTTTCTCTAACTTTTAGAAAGTCGTCTGGTTGTTTAATGGTGACCTCTAACATATCTTCCGGTGACCATGAAATTTCTTCACTCATTTTCGTTTTCTCCCGCCTTTAGAAAGGCTTATTTTTATATCTTCAATTTGTTTATCCGTTAGTATGCTGAGAGCCTCTTTAGCTTTCTCATTACTATATCCATAATACTCTTTGACATACTCTAAATTTTTCAATTTGGCTTGTGATAACCACTTGCCACCAAATCGCTTTGTCTTACGAATACTATTTATATAAAAATCAAACTGTACCTTTTTGTCCAAGAAGTGATAACCATTCATTTCATTGGCTTGTGCGATACAATCATAGTGCATAGATAAACACTTGTTGATTATAAAAGGAGGGTATTTCTTTTCCCATGTTAGGTCCTCACTATCTAACAATGGTTTTTTCTCAAAGTTTATAGCATTGAGATAATCTTTTAATTCGTACATAATATAACCTTAAATTTGGAGCGGATGGACGGTTACGCTCCGTCGTCTTATCGTTGGCAACGATATGTTCTACTATTGAACCACACCCGCTTATCACTATTTAAATTTACAACTGGCCATAATTTCAGTTAGACAGGCGACCATATTTATCTCTTGGTCGGCAACAAAGGCTGCCTTGTACTGATAACCAGCTATAATTAAAATTGCTTGAGGTATTGAATTTTTATCAAGTGCCTCGTACATAACATCATAGATACCTCTGAAAAGAGAGGCAGGTTCTTTGTCAATATTATTAACAACCCACTTTCTCATATCATTAAATTTTTTATCTTTTAATGTTTTAACAAGTTCTTTATTATTAGCCTCTGATAGACTAAACAATATACCACTATCAATCTTACCTCTTACAGAATATCTTTGAAGTTCATTTATAGTTCTACGAAAATCAGGATAATATTTCTGTATTAGTTCAGCTAAAACCTTTTTATCAAACTCAATGTTTTCATCTGTTAACAGATTAGACATTCTTTCCATAAAAGACTTAGCAGTTTTTACCTTTTGACCATTTTTGATAGTAAAATCAATAACGGTACATCTACTATGTAAAGCAGGTATAATTTTATTCTTGTAATTACAAGTAAATATAAATCTACAATTGTTGTAAAATGTTTCAATAAAATTACGCAAAGCAGGTTGAACACTATCAGCATTCATATAATCTGCCTCGTCTATAATTACTACTTTGTGATTAGATGTTTCGGTAAGTGATACAGTAGAAGCAAAGTTTTTAATCTTGTGCCTCAATGTATCAATTTGTCGGCCTTCGTCTGAACCATTAATAATGATATAATCAGCACCAAGTTCTTCACATAAGGCACGAGCAACAGTTGTTTTACCAGTACCGGCAGTACCAGATAACAACAGATTTGGTATTTCTTTTTGAGATAGAAACTGACTAAAAGTTTCTTTTATATCCTGTGATAGGATACAATCTTCAATCTTCTTTGGCCGATACTTTTCGACCCACAAATACTCTGACATAATATAAACTCCACTTTATTCATTTTCTTTAGGTTTCACAATTTCATAAGATATATCATAGCCACCTTTTCTATCACTAAACCAATCGTCTTCTCTATCATAATCAAATTCTGCTAGAAAATCCATTAGTTTATCATCTTCTTCGTCTGTTGGTGGATTACCAATCTTTTCTGGTCCTCCCCATTCATCACCAAGATGTGATATAATTTCATTGAATCTTTGGACGGAACCAAAGGTTTCAATGGCAGCTTCTTCAGGTATGTCATATGTAAAATGACTATGTACTGAATGATACTCTATTTTTTTAAGTTTAATGTCTGGCATTAAAACTCACTATCTGGTTCCAATGCAATCCAGTATTGAACCTTTTTATTTCTGTTTACAAAGTGACTAATCTTTTGTGATGAAATCGCAACATCATAATCGTCTGTAATCATTTTAAAGTTCTCAACTTTGAAATAAGCCTTAAAAGTCTTATCAGTTTCGCCTACATCAATTGAGTATTCGTTTGATGATTTGTTTTTCTTATCAGTAGCAATCATGTGGATTTTACTACCGTTACCAACTACTGCAACATCAACTAGATTTAGTGTTGTAGCCGCCTTCATAAGTTTTGCAAAGCTTTCCTTTTTAAAAGTGAAAGATACAAAGTTATCTGGCATTGTAATTGATTTTGTTGGAGATACAATTACTGATTTGTCAGCAAAGAAATATTTAATATTTTGTTTAGATTTTTCTTCGTTGATTTGTACATTTGTACCACCATTGAATTTAAGTTGTGGACTATCAAACAATTCAATAGACCTCAAAAATTCAGGTAAGTCATAGATAGCAAACTCGCTACCAAACTCCTCGTTTACCTCAGCTTGTGCTAAGATATTCTTCATTGTAGATATTGTCTGTACTGTTTTTCCAGGTTTAACCAGAATATTCTGATTAATATTAGAAAAGTTTTTTAGTACATCAATAGTATCTGTTGAAAGATTCATAATATATTTCTCCTATTTTTAATTGGTCAAGTATTTCAACATACTCTCTGGTGACGATTCACCATATGGGTCACTAGTCAAATTATCACATTTTCCTGGCTCTTCAAACAATGCCTCAATGACACCATCATTTACAACCATAGAATATCTCCAAGACCTTTGACCAAACCCTTTGTCATCTTTACAGACAAGCATTCCCATTAACCTTGAAAATTCACCTGAGCCATCTGGAATCATTTTGCAATTTACAATATGTTCTTTTTCTGCCCAAGCATTCATTACAAAAGAATCATTAACTGACATACAATAGATTTCGTCAATGCCTCTTTCTTTGAATTCATTATATTTGTTTTCATAACCTGGTAATTGTTTACTTGAACAAGTAGGTGTAAATGCACCAGGTAAACCAAAGACAATTACTCGTTTGCCTTTAAAAAAGTCATCACTTGTTTTAGTAACCCATTCGCCAAGTTCTCTTACTTTAAACTTTACATTAGGTACTTTATGTTTCATTATATATCCTTTTTAACTAATTTTGGAGCGGAATGATTGTACTGCCCAAACTTCTCCTGGTTGGAAACCAAGTGTTTTACTTTTAAACTAATTCCGCATTTGTTCATGTGTTACATTATATAGTAAATGGCCGAGAAAGTCAAGCCTCCTTCGGCCATTCATTTAATTATTTTGCACCTA